TACTGTAGCTGGACTTGCTATAGAAAAGCCCAGAAAGAGAAACAGAAAACCACTAGGAACTACAGAACAGTACGCAGAGCTGGGTAAGAGGAGGTAATATGCCTACGAAAATCGGAGATGTAGTAGTAGCTAAGAGGGATGATAGGCTCTTAGGAGAGGTTATTGCTATTGATGATATGGATAGAGCCACTGTAAAGCTCAATGAGAGCGGTGTAGAGGTTATGCTCCATATTTGTGATCTTAGAGCAGTTAGGAAGTATTGGACATGATGGCTAGTATCCTAATGGTAGCTGGTAAGGTGGTATGTATCCTTTTTATCATCGTGCTAACGGTGCTGATTTGGAAAACAGCGGAGTACTTTAACAGGCTCCCAAAAACGGATAAACATACGCCTCTTTTAGCGTGGGATGTGTTAGTGCTATTCATTACGCTATGCTACTTTGTAGTGAAGTTGATAACCGCATAAAGAAAAACAGGGGGAGCCGTAAAAGGCTCCCTTTATTATTGCATGAAAGGAGGTTAAGCGGATGTGCTAAATAGAGGGAAAATTGCTTTTGTAGACGGGTTGGAAAATCTCCCAGAAGAGGATAGGGATGAGTGTATTAGGCGGTGTATTGTAGAGTATGACTTTGTAACCGCTTATTATGCGGTATGTAAGTACATTACTAAGCGTAGTGTGCAGGGGCTACACAAAAGCATTATTTCTAATATTGCTGGTAGTAAGAGTACGCTAGATCTGGCTCCTAGAGGCTTTGGTAAGAGTACCGTAGGAGATGTAGATTACTGTATCACTAATATCCTAAGAAATCCCAATATCCGCATAATGATAGGCTCTAAAACACAGACACAGGCGGAGGCATTTCTAAAAGAGGTGCGTACTCACTTTGAGCAAAATACAGAGCTCCTCCGTATATTTGGGGATTGGAAAAAGAGTAAGGATAATGTATGGAATGATAGAGAGTTTACCGTAAATAAGCGTACCGTGATTAAGAAAGAGGCTACTCTTACAGCTCTGGGAGCCTCTGGAGCGGTTATTTCTAAGCACTTTGATATTATTATTGGAGATGACTTAGTAGGGCTGGAGAACGCTAGAACGGAACGCCAGAGAGCTAACCTAAAGGAGTGGTTTTACTCCTCCCTATTCCCTACTCTGGAGCCAGATGGGGAGATACATATACTAGGTACACGGTATAACCCTCTGGATCTGTATGAGGATCTAATTAAGAGTAAGGATTATGTGGTAAATATCCAGAAAGCTATACAGACGGTGGGCGGAGAAAAGAGATCCCTCTGGGAGGATAAGTTTAGCTTAGAGAGGCTGGAGGAGATAGCTAGACAATCTGGTAAGATCATCTTTAATATGCAGTACCAGAATGATACAGAGCTAGCCAAGGGTAGAATCTTTAAGGCTCAGTATTTCCGCTACTATGAGGAGTATAAGCTGGATTATGACTTCCAAAAGGCAAAGGTTAAGGTTAAAAATGCAGACGGTATAGAGAGCTGGATCCCTGTAAGAGTGTACTTTGGGTGTGACTTAGCTATATCGGAGAGAGAAAATGATAATAATGACTACTTTGTGTGTATGGTAATCGGTGTAGATGCGGAGAGAAATGTGTATGTACTGGAGTATATAAAGGAGCGGTACAGCTTTAATACTCAGCTTAATGCTATTATCCAGTATGGGCGTGATAAGTACCCTATGGTAGAGAGAATAGGCGTAGAAACCGTAGCATACCAGAAATCTCTAGCACAGGAGCTTAGGAGGCTCTCCCTCCTCCCTATTATCAATATCAATACCTCTAAGGATAAGGTTACTAGAGCTATGCGGAGATCCGCTAACTTTGAAAACGGTAAGATCTGGTTTAGAGAGGGTATGGATGATCTGGAGGAGTGCTTACTGCTATTCCCAGAGGTAGAGCATGATGATTTATTTGATGGTTTGGATTTTGCCTGTGCTATGGCAGACAATAACAATGAGATCATAGTACACAGCAGAGAGGATTTTTATATTTAATCTTTTAGCCCTTATAAGTGAGGGCTATTTTTTTATTGGTAAAGGAGGAAACTTTGTAATGATAAGTAAGCCAATTGATAGAGCCTTTCATGCAGAGATGGCGGAAAGTAGGTTTAATCCCTCTTTCCTTAATGATTTGGTAGAGGCTCATGTTAAAAAGATCGCTCCCAAATACAGGAAGTATCAAAAGCTGTATGAGGGTAAGCATAAGATCCTCAGTAGACAGAAAACCGATAAGAATAAGCCTAATAACAAGGTGGTTAATGACTTTTTCGGGCAGGTCATTGATAACACGGTAGGCTATTTCTTAGGTAATCCCATTATCATTAACTACACAGAGCCTAAGCCAGAAAAGCCTAAGGTAGATACGGATCCTGTAGATGTGGGCGTAGATATGGGAGAGCTGGTGGATACAGCGGTACAGGAGTACTTAGATAAGCTGGGCGTAGAGAATGATAAGGATGATCTCTTTATCGAGTGGGGCAAGGAGGCTATGATTAAGGGCTTATCTCATATTCTGGTTTACCAAGATGAGGAAAGCAATACTAAGTTTATGCGGATCTCCCCAGAGGATCTTATTATTGTGTATGAGAACAGTGCTACCAAAAAGGCTAAGTATAAGATCCGCCTCTATGACATTGATACAGAGGATACGGGCATTACTAGACACTATGCAGAGGTGTACAGTGCTACTAAAATGGAGCTCTTTATGAGTACAGAGAGTACCGCTGTAAGCGGAGTTAAGAGGGAGTTTTGCTCCTATGCCTTTGTAGAGGAAAAGCCTCATATTTACGGTAGGATCCCCATTATTACCGTGTATAACAATGAGGAGCAGATGAGTGATCTGGAGAAGATTGAGAGCCTTGTAGCAGACTATGATAAGGTGCTCTCCGATGTTTCTAATGAGTTTGAGGCTTTTAGAAATGCGTACCTTATGCTTAAGAATATGACCGCAGGTAAAGAAGGGGTACAGAAGCTAAAGGATGAGGGCATTATAGAGGTTATGGAGAACGGAGATGTTAAGTTTGTAACTAAGCAGATCCAAACGGAGGCTCTGGAAAACCATCTTAACAGATTGGAAAAGAGTATCTACACTTTCTCACAGGTGCCTAACCTCTCAGATGAGAATTTTGCAGGTAATCTTAGCGGTGTAGCTATCCGCTTTAAGCTCTTTGGGCTGGAAACCAAGTGTATTATCAAAGAGCGAAAGATGGAAAAGGCTATTAGAGAGCTGGTAAGGGTACTCACGGTGCCTATTAGAGTATCTACGGGTAAAGAGATTGATCTCCTTAACCTCAGCGTAGAGTTTACAAGAAATGTACCCAATAATCTTACTGAGATCGTGGATACCGTTACTAAGCTGGATGGCAAGGTTGATAAGGAAACCCTCCTTAGCTTGCTCCCCTTTATTGATAACCCCAAGGAGGTACTGGATAAGCTGGAGAAAGATGCAGAAAAGGCTAAACAGCACAGTGATCCTTACAGCGTAGCTAATGTACAGGCGGATGGGGCTCACCTATTCCCTAATCTGAACGCCCAGAGTAGCCCACAGGAGCACTTAGAGGCTACGGGGGCTATAATTCCCCAGCCAAAGGCGTAAAAGGCTGTGAGGGGCTTACAGGAGGCTTACAGGAGGTGTAAGAGATGGCATATACAGGCTACATAAATCCAGAAGTAGCTAAAATGTACGGTATCCCTTATAGCCAGCTTACGGCAGAGCAGAGAAAGATCCTCCATGCGGATAGCGTGAGGAGAGCTAAGCTCATTAAGGAGAGACAAGAGGCGGTACTAAGGAATAACCTAAAGGCGTTTGATGATGAGGCTAAAATGGAAAGAGTTTTAGCCTCTATCTATAAGGATTGCCAGAAACAGATACTAGCAGATGTTACGAGTACCATAGCAAAGGTAAAAAAGTCTGGAGGAGATTGGAGCTATGCTAATCAGAGTGCCCTCACTAGGAGTAGAGGGCTCTTTGAGCAGATCACAGCAGAGCTTACTAAGCTGGGGCAGAAAGAGCAGATTCTCTTTATGCAGGGATTAAGTAACATCTATACGGATCAGTATTTGAGGCAGATATATGAGCTGGGGCAGAGTATTACCGTAAAGGCTAATTTTAACAGGCTTAACCCAGCTCTGGTAAGGAAAACCTTAGATTATCCGTGGAGCGGTGCTATGTTTAGTGATCGCTTATGGAATGATAAGGAAACACTGGGTAAAAATCTTAGAGTAGGACTTACTCAGAGTATGATACTGGGAGAGGGTATCCCAGAGATCACGGATAGGATTAACAGGAATATCAATACCTCTAGATATAATGCTGAGAGAATAGCCAGAACGGAAACAAAGAGAGTTACCTACTGTGCTCATAATGATTCCTATGAGGATATGGGCGTAGAGGAGCTGGAGTATCATACAGCAGGAGAGCGTAGCAGTAGCGTAGTATGTAGTACTTGCCATGCAGATAGAGGTAAGATCTATAAGAGGGGCACAGAGCCTACTCTCCCCCGTCATCCTAACTGTAAATGCGTATATATCCCTGTGGTATCTGATGAGTTTGGGGATAATGAGCTTAATGAGCTTACAGGCTCCGTAAGAGGTGCTGAGAACTACGAAAAGTGGCGGAAAGCAGAGGAGGAAAAACTCAAAAAAGAGGCGAATAAGGAAAAAACTCCAGAAGATCTTATTAGAGAGCGTATTGAGCAGGATAAAGCACAGGGAAAAGCCTACAGAGACGGTATTAACGCTCAAATTTCTACTAAGACTAAGGAGCACGATGATCTACCAGCTACCTACAATGACCAGATAGCTAAGATTGAGGCAGAAAAGGCTAAGTATAAGCTGGAGGCAGAGGCTAAACAGGCTGAGCTGGATAGATTGCACGCAGATAGAGATAAACTCTCCCAAAAGCGTAGTGAGTTAGTAGATTTACTTGATGCAGGAAAGATTACAGAGGAGGAGTGTGATGAGAGATCCTCTCTCCTAAGTGAGGAGAGAAAGGCTCTTAGGGCTAAAATCTCTGGGGTAGAGGATGAGGTTTACCAGATTACTCAAAGTGTAACAGCCTTAGAGGATAAAGTACGGGCTATTAACAGAGAAATCGCAGATAAACAGAGAGCTATCATGCAGGAGATTAAGGATCTCAATGATAAAGTAAGAGAAAGTCTGGATCTGGAACTGGATTTTGACTTAGATATTGCCTTTGTAGGTAGTGACAGCAGTAGCCTTATGCGGTATAATCATATTGAGGAGTTTAGATCTATGAGATCCGCTCTAAGAGCTAACCCTACTTTTGATTATGATAAGTATAAAGCAGAACTTGTACAAGTGGCTCAAAGAATGGATGAGGAGGCTTTAATTATCCATAGTAAATTGAGTGCAGTTGTAGAGAAAAACTGGTATGATAGCCTTGACGGATCCAGTAGTGCTCATTATTCTCCGTGGAAAAAGCGTGTAAATATGAGAATGAGTGATAATTCTAAGGAGAGATCCTTAGGTACGGGCTTACAAGGTAGCTGGCACACTAAGTATCATGAGGAGGGGCACCAAATAGATAACCTCTTAGGTGCAGTATCTGATTTTATGGAGGCAGGATCTAAGGGATACGGAGGATCTGTATGGAAAGCCTTTAGCTCTCCTCACACAGCCTACGGAGAGCAGTTTAAGGAGGCTATTGAGAAAGATATTTTAGATTTTCTTAATACCGCCATTAGATACTGTAATGACGAGCAGGGAATGTCATACAAGCCCCTTACCTCCCTTAGTAGAATCACTAGGGATGCTAGACTTGCCTTTTCTCGTTACGGAAACTACTTGACATCGAATTTATCCGATACTAAAGTTAACACTCAGCTTATGATTTTAACAGATGCCATAGGATGTTTTACTAAAGGTAACTTATGCCCTTATGATTATGGTTACTGGGGGCACAGAAAAGCGTACTGTAAAGATCAAGGTATCTGGGGTGCTACATCGGAAACATGGGCTACATTCTTCTACATGAGAACTTGCGGATCAGAGGAGGAGGTAGAGATGGTAAAAAAACTCATGCCTAGTACATGGAGCTCTATGAGTAAAGCCTTTTCCGATATTGCAGAGTATTGTAAAAAATCTA